GGTCTGAGCGTTCACGTCGCCGGAGGCGTCCTGTCCTCCGGTCGGCTGAGCGCCGGCGCTATTCACGAGGTTGGCGATGTTGGTGGCGTTCGGTGCGGATGGATCGTTGGACATGCTGAATCCCTTTGTGGCTGCGCGAGTGTATCACCGATGAGACTTCCCTTCCCGAATCAACCGGCGCACCGCATATCGCGGTGCTTCTCTCCGTCATGAGCCCCGCACATGCGGCACGTTCCAATCGACAGGTGGCGAAGTTTGTACGCAAGTGCCTTGGCGACGTTCTCTTGGTGTGTCCTCTGAACTTGGCGTTGCTCCTCGATTTGGGGATCGGGAAGCCTCGGCCCGTCAATCCTCTGTGTGCATCCCATCATCGGCGCTCTCCTGTGCGGCCTTTTCACGGGCCAACTGTTCTCCGTAGACGTTGGCGAACTTGATCCCCTCGCTCCTGGTGTGGAAATGCACGTCCCCGTTGTCGCGGATGTCGGCGTCCGGGAAGAGTTGCCGCGCGGCCATCACCTCGTCGGGGTCGAATCCGAATCTCCTGCTGAGGGTTTCGGTGCCCGCGAATCGTCGCTCCGTTCTCGGGAGCGTGATCGCTCGGCGGCAAGGCTGACCAGTGCCGGGGATCGTCTGGTACGCATCCTCCTTGATCGACTGGAAGACCTCGCACCGCTCGCCGGTGGGCTGACCGCTGGAGTCAAGAATCTCATAGTCGTACATCGGCATGGTTACGGGGGCGGTTTGCCCTTTCCTTGGCGGGGTGAAGATGAGCGTCGGTCCTGCATCCTGCTCTGTGGCCCCTGTCCCGGCTGCGCGGCCGCGGCGACGGGGTTGGTATTCCCGTTGGGCCTGAGTATCTCCGTTCCCTGGAGAGCCATCTCGGTCATCATCGCAAACATCGGGTCGTTGATCATCTGGTCCAACTCGGGCATAGAGATCATCGAGCCGAAGATGCGGGCCATGTTCATCGGGTTCAACACACCCGCCTGCATGAGCGGGAAGGCGTTGGAGAGTCCTTGGATGAACTCGTTGAAGCGTCGGACCATCGTCACCGGGTCGTTCGAGCCCGCGACATCAACCTCGACATCGAAGTTGAAATCAACGTAGTCGCCCTTGAGGCTGTTCGCGTCGAGCGTCTGGTCGATCGTCTCACCGCCGGGGATGCGCACCGCCACGGGCATCTGGAGGAGCGGATCGTCCAGGAGTGACCACGCGAGTTTCGATGAAATCTCGGTCCTGAGCCGGCGCACGCGCCGCTGGAGTTTCCCGAGCCGCGCGTTTGCGTTGCCCTGGAGAATCTCGGCCTCGGTCGCCGTGCCGCTCCCGCTCAACTGACCCGATCCGCCCAACTGCTGCACGCTGCCGGTCGAGTTGTTCCACTCCTGAATCAGGAACGCGAGCCCTTCCATCGCTCCGTCCTGGACGCCGCCGTAGGTGAGTTGCTTGAGCGCGTTCACGTTGTCAACCGGGACCGTCGCACCATCCTTCGAAGCGTTCAACTGCTGAACATCGTCGGTCGCCTCGCGGGTGTGGGCGATGATCTGCTTGGCCCGCCGAAGTTGCGTGAGAATCCGTCGCGCGAGGCTGTCGGCCGACTCGGCCAGATCGTCGATGATCCCGCACAGGGGCGGTCCGAAGAGGTTGTTGGGCACCGGCCGGAGCGCGATCTTCATGTAGCGCCCGCCCGGAGGACCGTAGTACGGACGCACAAGCAGGTAGTCCCCATCCTCGGGCACTTCGGTCATTGGGAGTGTGACCTCGACCGGCTGCTCGCCCTGGTAGATCGTGACCTGCTGGAGCCACACCTTCTTGCGAGCCTGATCTCGGGTGTCCCACCATGTCCGCGTGAGCATCTCGGAGCGCTCGGAGTCGGTCCCCTCGGAGTCGTGCCGCTGCTGGTCCTTGCCCGCCTGGGGGAGTTTCCTGAGCATCTCCTCCTTGCCGGGAAACAGACCCGAGGCGATGCAGTCCTCCACGTCGGCGAGGAACCGATGACCCTCGAACCCGACTTCGTGCCACGTCCGTGCCATCGGATCGACGAAGTAATCATCAAGGTCGATCTTCACGATGAAGGGCTCGGCGGTCGGGTACTGCCCACCGTCGATGTCCACGATGCTCGAACCCGCCTTCATCCCCCATGCCACAATCCCGAACGTGCCGAACATGGCGTCCATGACCGCCATCGACACAATCTCGTCCTCGATTTGCAGCGAGTGCCACTTGCCGTCGAGCGCGGGCTCGATCTTCAGGGCGTCCGCCGCGACGGTCGTGCGCTTGGGCAGAACCCGGTTCGTCACTTTCCCACCACACAGCAGAGCCATGTAGGTATCGACGGTCCGCGCGTACAGGTTGATCGGACGCCGCTTGCTCGCCGGGGTGTCGGCCCCATCGCCGGTCGCCGCCTCGCTCATGTACTTGCGGAGGTAGTTGACCCGCTGTTCTCGGGCATCGGCCATGCGGTGATACGCCCGCTGGCAGATCTTCCACATCTCGTGCGCCGATGGGAGCCCGTCCGGGCGCGTCTCGACCAGCGCCGGAGTGGTTTCCGGTGATCGCTCCTGCGCCTCAGGTTCGATCAACTGAATGGGTGCGGTCGCTTCCATGCGGATGAAGTCTACTCATCGTCGTCGTCATCGGGATCGCGGGTCGCCATCGCCAGACGCTCCTGGTGACGCTCACCAAACGAGTGAATCGGAACCTTCCGCTCGGGGGGCTTGCATCGCCCGGTGTGCCGAGCCCCGTGATTGGCCATCGCGTCGGCGATCGGACGGTCTCCGTGCGTCTCCATCGCGTTGCCGTCCGCGCCCTGCATGTGGCCGGGCAACACCTGCCCCGCCTCTTCTCCGTAAACGTACATCATCGCCTCTTCCAAAGCCGCCGCCGATGGATTCTTGAACTCATCGCGGGCAAGGGCATCTCGGTAGTCGCCCAGGACATCCTGCTTGCGCTCGCGGTTGGTGTGGAACCCGAGTTTCTGACTGCTGGCAGCGCCGGCGCGGTCGGTCGGACGCTCGTAGTACACCCACGGGTAGCCAAGGTCGATGATCCGACGCCGGAACTGCGTGCCGGGACCGTTGGACTCGAAGTTGAGGAACGCCAGCCCCTTCGCGCCGCCGAACCAGAGACCCGCCCACACCGCGATATCGGCCAGTTGATGCGGGCTCGTCTGCGCGTCGGCGAACTCCGCGACTTTCCAGCCCGTGTCCGTGTCCAGGACGCTGATGACGCTGTTCGAGCCCCCAACACCGGCCGCAACGTCAACGCCGAGAACGTAATGATGATCCTGCCGGGGCCGGTACTCCCCGTTGTCGTCTTCGATCAGGTCGCACCACACCTTCCAGGGGCCGTGGTCGTCGTCGTTCCACTCGATCAGCGTGAGCAACTTCTCGCGGTCTGCCCGGACGAGCGATTCCCAGCGCGTCGAACCCTTTCGGACGGAGGTGTTGCGGATTTCTCCGCGGTACAACTCGGGCCGCGCGTACATGTTCTGCTGCCGGATGAGGACCATAGGCGAGAAGAACGTGAAGCCCGATGCCGTCTCGTCCATGTCGAGGTTCTCGGCGATGTTGCGGGGGTCGGGGCGCTTCTCGCACTCGGCGACGTACCAGGGCGCGGTGACGGCCATCTTTCCGGTGATCTTGTCCTTGACCAGTTTGCGGCCGATCCCCTTCTCGGGGTGATCCCACCACGGCAGAAACACCTTCTTGATGGTCGGTGACGCACAAATCTTGCTGAACCACGATGCCCCGCGCGGGGTGGAGTTGAAGATTCGGCACGATGTCGAGTCCTGCGTCGAGTTGTCAACCGATCGGAGTTTGTCGATCGCCGCGGCCTCGTCGATGATGATGAACGCGCGCCGACCGCCGCGGGCCACGTCCTTGTTCGTGCTCTCGCCGTCGATGACGCTGCCGTTGATCTCATTGCCCAGGTGCATGTAGGTCCGGTTGACCATCCCCCGCATCCAGTCGGGGAGGGGCTTGAGCATGTAGTCGATCTTCCAGAACAGGGTGTCGGGGTCGTTCGCACCCTTCTTGGGGTCGCCGGCGTCCACCTCGTCCTCTCCTCGAGAGACGATCTTGATGGCGGTCTGCGGAATGAACAGGAAGTACCACGCCGCGATGGCCAGCAGCAGCCACGTCGCACCCATGTCGCGGGCCTTCTTGATGACCACATCGCGCCCGCCGTCGATGCACGCGATGATCTCCATCGCCGCCTCGTCCTGGCACGGCCACGTCAGGAACGGGCGGTCAAGGATGCCGATGGTGCGTGTTCGTATGCCCTCGCCCGAGCGCAGCACCTTGTAGGTGCAGCCGAAGACGTTGAGCCAGAGAAGAAACGAGGACGCGCACGCGAGCATGGCCGCTTCACGGTTCGCATCGGCCCAGGTGTGCAGGCGAATCCGGTCGTCGGCCCAGGTTTCGATGCCCTTGCGAACAGAGATGCCGGTGACCGGGCACGTCCACTTGCCTCCGGGATGCTCAAGGGCTCGAAATGTCGGTCCGCTCAGCATGTGCGTCCTTGCCCGTCACGTTCGCCTGCGCCCACGACTCGATGATCTTTGGCGGGACCACGCCGCGTCCCTCGGTCTTCATCGCCGTGGCCATGTTCTGAATGAACACCGCCGCGGCGGTGATGCCGCCGTTGTTGTTGATCGTCAGCATCATCTGAGGCTTGCCCAGCATCCACGTCATGACCGAGTTGAACGCCTCGACGCTGCCGGTCTTCCCCGATGCGGCCTTCTTGACCATCGCGCGGCACATGGAGACGACATCCTCGGGTGTCACCGTGTTGAGGATGATGTCCTTGATCCGCTGGACCTTGCTCGCGTGAGGATTTCCCGGTCCGGGCTTCGTGCCAGGAAGGAACTTGCCCGCCTCTCCCCGCTTGATGGCGGGGTCGGCCTTGGCGGACACGGGTTTGGGCTTCCTCTTCTTCTGTGGCGTTGTTCGGTGTGGCTTTTTACTCATTCATCGTCCTCGGCCGTCGCGGCCGCTGCTGGACCCCTTGCGATACGAGCCATTGGTGTTCGAGTATCCCCACGCGCCGGCATTGGTGAACGCCTGACCGCCCAGGCGAGGGGCGTCCGGCAGCGCGGTCTGCCCGCCCATCGTCGTGCGAACGGGCGAGGTGGGCTCCAACTGACCGTCCAGATTGGGGTTCACGAACTCGGGGTCCACATTGAAGAAGTTGGTCGAGCCCGGCGTGTAGTTGGTGTCGGCGATCTCGTTGGCCCACTTCGCCGGGGTGTTCATGTTGTTCTCGGCGCTGTCGCCGGTGCCGAGATTCGCGGTCGTGGACTTGAACAGAATCCAGCCCGTGAGGTGCCCGACCGTGCAGAACCAGTTGCCCGAGATGGAGGGGAACAGGCCGCGAGCGTTGCGAACGCTGAGCGTGCTGTTCAGGTCGTAGATGAAGTAGGTCTTGCTCGCACAGTTGGTGTACGAGATGATGTTGTCGCGGATGAGCATCGCCGCGGGCATGAAGTGATACGAACCCGCTGCCGGTGATCCGCTCGGGATGCCGATCATCGCGCAGTCTGAGACGTTGCCAGACGCCACGTTGTTGATGATCGTGTTGCCCTGCACGGTCAGGATGTTGTTACCGGCGTAGTTGTCGCCAGTCGATACCGATCCCTGAACGCTCTGCTGTCCGAACCCGATCGCCATGAAGCCGCGGGTTGTGTTGGCTCGCCACGATCCAAGGATGTCGTTGAACTCGACGACCGCGACGACGTTCTTGGCGTTGCCGGCCGGGGAGATGAATCCGCCGTTGCCCTGGAATGGGAAGAAGAACGCCGACAGACTGGTGTTCTCGGACGATCCATCGGCGGACGAGAACCCGCTCTCGAACGTGCCGCTGACGACATCCCTGACCTTGTTGCGCCGGTAGCCGATCGCGCCCGCGTCGAAGTGCATGCGCAGGCACCCGTAGAACTCGTTGTCCTCCACCTGCAACCGCATGTTCTCGTAGATGGTCGGATCGCCCTTCGGCGTGAGCATCTGTGATCCCTGCATCGGCAGCGCGGGGTAGTAGCCGATCGAGCGCGGTCCGCCCCACGGGATGTACATGCTGAGATCGTGGTACACCTTGTTCTTGAAGCACCTGACCGACTTCACGCCGCCATTGCCGGTGGGCGAGTGCGTGAGAAACGCCGTGAGCGACCGAAGCACACCGCCGGTATCGGCCGGGCTGTGCGTTGTTCCATCGGGCAGGAACCCGCCATCGACGTTGATGATGTTCTCCGAGACTTCGCAATCCTCGACGTACACACCGCCGCCGTTGTTGCCGCCCGCGATGACGAGGCTTGTGCCTCCACCGGCAAGGTTCGACGTGACCGACGAGACTCGGCAGCCGCGAATCCTGCATCGGAGCGTCTGATCGCTCTGAACGAACCCGCCGTTGTGGTAGTTTCCGCCCTCCTGGTCGAGTCGCAGATAGGAACAGTCGATCGCGGTGCCCGCGTTGTTGCAGAACCCGTACCCACCGCCCGAGAGATTGCCACAGTCGGCGTTGACGATCCACAGGTCCGCAACCGTGACGTTGCGGCGCGTTGTTCCGCCGTGCGTCAACAGGCTGAGCGCGCTGCTATTTCCGCGTCCGACCGTGAACGAGTTGGAGTCTGGAGGCGTGGTTCCGCTGCCGGGGATGTTGACCGTCAGGAGCCCGGTCGTTACCTCGAAGTACCAGCCCCATGCGACACTCGCCACCGCCGCGGCGCTCACGCACCGAATCATCCTGCCATAAGACGAGTTGCCGTTGGCGCCGACGCCGAGCCCCCACTGACGCAATGCACCACGCGCCGTGGTCCACTGGTAGTAACACTGCGCGATGCCGCCGTTGCCCGCCTGAAAACCCTTGTTGTGGATGATCGTGTTGGTGATGTCCGTGATGGGAAGCAGATAGGTGTGGACATTTGTGGCGGTGTTCGTTCCAGCGACCGATGGAAAATGCACGTCGCCGCGGATCGGCACCTGCCAAGCGTTCACGGTCTGCGAACCGAGCCCAAGCGCCGTCAACTCGGCCTGCGTGAACGAGTTTCCGAAGATGCTCACGTCGGCATTGATCGTCATGCGGCGTGATGTCAACTGGCAATCCCAGTACCCTCCGGAGTGCGCGTAGTTGACGGACGAGATCATCCTGATCTTGTCGTTGTCGTCGAACGTGACGGCGTTGCCGCCGATGTTCGCGGTGCCGATCCCGGTGAAAAAGTCCACCGCCAGATCAAAGATGTATACAGCCACGTTGCCGCCTCCGACTTCGGTTCAACCTGACAAACCGCACCGGACGACGCCTACGCGGCTCGCCGATCCTACTGCTACCTCAACCTCGACGATGTGAGCGCCCAAGCGGTCGATCAGCAGCGTGCCCGGCCAAACACTGCCATCCGCCGATGACGACACGACTCGAGAAGCGTTCGGCGTGAGCCCCGCGTCATTGGACACGACAAGCGCTCCGCCCCAGCAGACGGTGCCATCGAACAAGCCGCCATCGACACCGCTTGCATCACCGCTCTCGCCCGCGATGTCGCACAGATGGGTCTTGGTCCACTGCTCGATGCCCGATCCGGCCCACTCGGTCTTGTGCCAGAGATTGATTCGGGCGTTGAACGTCGCACCCTTCGACCCTTCGACGAGGAACCGGAACATGTCCAGGAGCCCATTCTTGCTCGGGCCGAACATGAATCGGCCGTTGAGACGGTCGTTCTGTGGCTCGGTGGTTCGGTCGTTCTCGATCGTCGATGAGATTGCGGCGTTCTCACTCAGGAGCCCAGAACCGCTCGCCGTTGCCTGTGATGGGTCGAAGATCGCTTGGAATCCCTCGATGTTCGTTGCGATGACCTGCGGTGAAACGGTCGTGCCCATGTTCGCCTCCTTGCGAGTGAGAGGTACAGTCTACGCATCATGACCGCCACAACGCCAACGCCACTGGCAACGCTTGATGAAAACTGGACCCCTCCAGACGCCGAGGCTGCCGATGCCCGACGCGTCCTGGATGGTCAACGCGCGTCAGAGGTTCTGGCGACAATCCTGAAGGTGTGCCCGCTCGAATGGGTGCGTCAGGCTGTCCGCGAGGAACCAGAGTCGTTCGTGGTTCAACCCGCCCTGGTCCTTGTGCCTGATTGGCGTGAGGCGATGAACGGTCACACGATGCCGGCCCGGATGGTGACGCTGACTCGGCGCAGGAGACGACCCGAGCGTGTGATCGTGCTGCTGCTCACGCCGGACGCTGGGGCGAAGTCGGGTTGGAGGATGGGGGCGAGGTACTGAGTCGCTCAGTCATCTTCGAAGAGAAGTGGAAGTGGATCATCTGCGCCTCCCGGACCAACTCAACAGACAGGGCAACCGCCCCGACAATGAACACCAGTCCCACGATGGCCACGATGAACGCAAACAAAACGATGACCTTGGCCGCGAGGGCAAAGGACATCCACACCAAGAGCCCGCCCAGCAGCAAGCACGCGACGATCTCAATGACCATGAACGACCGTGCGAGGATGACGAGGGCTCGGTCGGTGTTCATGGTTTGGCTCCGTAACGTTCGCAGTACCGATCGACCAGCCCGACGTACCCCATGTCCTTGAACCTGTCGAGCACCATCGTTTCGGTTCCGGCGTCGGCCTTCTCCCCCGGCACCGGGAGAGCGAGGGCGGCGCGGGCGACACACTGCACGCACGGCTTGACCGTGGTTTCGGCGCAATGGCACTGGCCGTCGTAGAAGTTCTCCAACGCCTTCCTCAACGCCGCGATGTAGTCTGACTGGTTCATGGACATAGGGTTTCCCCTCGATTTGAAAACGCCGCTTTGATAACCGTCAGGCACGCACGCCCATCTGATACAGGTCGTTCACGAGGCTCATGGCGTGGTTGCGGGCCTCCACGATGCTGTCGGCCTGCTCGGGGTGCGTGTGGCGGATGACGCTCGATGAGCCCTGGCACGCGGCCGAGAGGGCGGTGAGAGCATCCAGCACCCGTCGCCCCTGCGAGCCCAGGAGTTTCCTCTCTGTGTCCTTGGGGACCACGGGCGTTGCTTCGAGGGCTTGGGCGAGCCTGAGCGTTCCGGGGTGTCCCTCGGGGACTCCCAACTCCTGGGCGAGGTCGCTGGCTGCTCGCATCTCCTGGGTCACGCGCTGCTCAGCGTCCACGAACGGCTGGGGCTGGTGGATCGCCTTGGTCATGCGCAGGGCCGCGTTGACGATGGGGCTGAGGGTTTGGGGGTTCTTGTCCTGGTCCATGAGAAGTCTCCTTTGTGCTTGATGACGATCAGGCCAAGCCGCTTCCCCTCCACCATCTTCGCCTTGAACTCGACCGGAACTTCCTGAAGAATCCCCTCGTTCAGGAGACCGCTCATGTCCTGTTCCTGCTGCAACCACGCAACCGCCGCGCGGATGTCCGCCGCCTCGTCCGCTTTCATGCGCTGGTCGCGGGGAAGATGCCCGGCCTGATTCCGGGCGATGAACTTCTCCGCGTTCAGCGCGAGACCCTGCAAGAGCATCCAGGCGAATCCACGACGAACGGGTGCGGTGTACTTCATAGAACACACTCCTCAGTGGATCGGCATTGATCCACTACCCGAGTGTACTATCGTCACTCGCTGGCGTCCACTTGAGAAAATGGATTTATTTCAACTCGCGGATGAACGGTTCCGAGAACCAGTCCAGATCGCCAACGAGGGTGGCGCGGATGCCGGGGTCGTTGTGCCACGCGATCGAGTCCTGGGTGTTCGGGCGGTTGGGTTCGTCATCCAGGTACACATAGAACGCCGGGATTTTCGCGCGGTTGGTTTTGACCCATGCCATTCGACCGGGATCGCGGAACGCCTTGGAGGACATGATGACCGGGGGCATGGGCCGATTCGCCCAGAGCGTGCCGGTCGCTTCGGGCTCGACACCCTCGGGGGAGCCCTGACGGATCATCATCACCATCGCGTAGTCGCTCATCGGCTGGGTGGCGGTGTCGATGATGCCCGCCTTGTCGCGGAAACGAATCTTGGGCAGGAGCATGTTCATGGGGGATTGGGCGTCGAGAACCGCCTTCCGCACATATCCCTCGGTCGATCGGCTGGCGAGGGTTTGCTCACGCGGCCCGCCGGTGTAGACCGTCACCTCACACCCGGTCTCCCGGTAGATCATCTCTGAGATGCGCTTGTACTCCTCCGCGGGTGCGTGTCCGGGCAGGAGCCAATCGGTCTCGCCGGTCCCGTCCAGCAGATCCGGGGCCGCGCCGGCGCCCTTGGGATACCGCCAGTGCCATTCGGGGTGCATCTTGTTCGCGGTGATGGGTTGGTTGTCCCGCGTGCGAGGCTTTTCCCCGTAGAGTTTGATGCACCGCCGGACCAACTCCTTGAGCCCAGGCAGCGCGTTTACCAGCACGTCGGCGTAGGGGCCGTGCTGCTTGACGAACGTATTGGGGCCATCGGGGTTGTTGAGGTTGAAACCGAAGTGTCTAAGGGCGATGGTCATCGGGGGCTCCAGAAAACCGCCCCACCGCCGTTGAGCGGTGGGTACGGTGCAGAACCTTCGTAATCAATCCTGCACGCGCCGTTCGCCTTTCGAGTCGGCGGTGCGCTGGAAGGAGATTCCGTAGATTCCCGGAGGCAAAACCCAATGGCCATGCTCGGGGTGAGTGATTGTCCGCTCACACTCGGTCTTGAGGACGGGGCCGTCGTAGTCATTCGTTGGTTTGGCCGTGCCGAATACGGTCACACCTTTGAGCGAATCGAGGCAATGACGAGAACCCTTGGTGTTGCCCGGCGCGAGTTGGGCCGGAGGGTTCTTGACCGGCGCATACCCGGCCGGGACCGCGCCGAGTTTCCAGATGTAGATGTCGCCCTGTCGAGCGTTGTCTCCGACTGCCGCCGCTTCGGAAAAACGCTGCGGATCGGCGTTCCTCACGCGCTCTGCTCGGTCGCTGAAGTCGGTGAAGGCCTTGCGGTTTTTTGTGGTCTGGGCCGTGGTCATTTCGATTCTCCTGTGGTAAGGGGTTTTCTGATGTCCGAACATTACGACGCACCAATGGTTGTGGACTTCTTTCCCGCGAAACTCGACCCGTCGCGCATCCACGCCTGGGCTTCTGCGCAGGTGTTTATATCTTCCGGGACGCCGGGAGCGTATCGGCGTCCGGTTGATCGACACGAACACACGAGACGCCGCTCTTTTTTCGAGGTTTGAACGAGCAACTCCATCGTGTTGTCAACGTCGTTGTCGCGCCGATCGAGGATTTTCGCCTCGGATTCTTCGAGGTATCGGAGCCACCCGAATCGATCGACCATGACTCGGCGGACCTCTTCGTTTTCCTCGTCGTCGATCTGCTTGAGTGTGAGTGTTTCGGGCCGCATGACGGTCTGTTCATTGACCGCGACTCCGTGAATGTACCACGTCTTGAACCCATCGCTCCACGCGAGTTGAGGGCCATCTTCGCAGTGGGGGGCGTTATCTTCGTCCTTGTGCATCACGATGGGGAAGTCACTCACGATGCAGAACTTGGGGTGCATGTACCTCCACGAACTGTGGATATCGGCAGCCTCGTAGTGCGCGAACTTGGCGTGCTGCTCGCATTTCCACCCCACGATGTCTCGCACAAAGGCGAGGTAGCAACTCCATGAAGCCCAGTGGTTTCCGCCGTATCGCATCATCCACGACTGACTCACACACTGCGCCACCATCGGGCACTTTGGTATACCGAGGCGCTTGCACACAACGGACTCCGCGGCCTTCAGCATGATCTTGGCCAACTCGACCGGATTTGCCGAGTCCGTTGCCGAGAGCGTTGCCGAGGCCGTTGCCGAGAGCGTTGTCGAGAGCGTTGCCGAGAGCGTTGCCGAGTCCGTTGCCGAGCGCGTTGGAATCTTGTCTTTCCAGTACCAATATGCCGCGGCCGCGCCGGCAACAAACGCCGCCATCAATGGAGATGACACAAAAACAACCCGCGGCTTCTCGAGACCCGCGGCTTCGTACATTCCCTCAATGCCGGCCTTGGCCATGGCGCGGTCCAGATCATCCATCGGCCTTGTGCGCTCGATGATTTCGATCCACCGCTTGTTCCACTCGGGGATCTGAGCCCTGGCCTCATCAGTCAGTTTCCACCTGTTCTTTGAAGTCGTCATTTTCTACTCCTTGGTTGTTTCAAACACCGGGACATACCATAGTATACCACACACACTCGCGGAGTTGTCAACTCAACGCCCGCTGCGCGACTTCGGCCAGCACGTTGACACGGGCCTTGTTCCCTTTTCTGGTGTTGCGGAATGTGCCCATCCACACCAGCAGGCTCGACTGCGACCGCATCTGCGACATGACGGCGCTGGACGTCTGGTGCCCCCATTTGAAATACTCGTCCACCTCGTCGTCGGTCGCCCCTTGGAGTCCGCGATCCCTGAGCCATGCCACCACCTCGGCAGCCTTGCGCCGAGAACCATCCCGCTTCTTGACCTTGTTCGCCGCGGCGTGGCTCGTCTCGGGGTGATGCACACCCACCGGCGGGCGACTCGACATCGTGGCGTAGGGGTCGGGCTGCGTCGGAAAGAGCGTCTTCTGACCATCGTCAATGTGTCTGGGCTTGGACAAAGGGGCTACTCCGTGCTGATTTGGAGAACCTGCTCATGTGCGGCCTCAGAGCATCGTGCAACTCGGCCGCTGAGTGCGCGACGATGTACACCGCCCCGTCCTCGACGCACCGGGCCTGAAACGCCTTCTGTGCCGCGCTCTGCTTCCCCGCCTTCTTCTGGTAGATGTCGTCCTTGGGGGCTTTGCACTCGACGCCGATGAACACGCCGCCGGGTCCGAACCCGATGATGTCGGGGCTCCCCTTCGCGCCGAAGGCGACGAACCGATCGGGACGCACCGTCCCGTTCTTGTCCTCGTACCCCGGCATCCTGATCGTTCCGGTGTTGTTGCGCCACACCGACCAGCCCAGGTGTCGAACGAGGTAGTCAAGGCAGGAATCGACGACTCGGGTTTCGCGGCCCATGATGTCCTTTGCCTCCCGCCGAGCGAGTTCGGCATACACGGCTGCCTTGGTCCTCGCTCGGCGGGCATCTATCTGTGCGAATGCTTCACGGAGAACGTCTCGAAGGGTGAATCGGTGTTCCATGAAGCCCTGTACGGGCTGGGTCGATGACTATGACACGATCTATAGAGAATCCTTCTCACCATCGGCCATGACCGCTTCCTGGACGACGATCTTCCTCGTGTCCGCGCTCCCGATCGCGGCCTGTGCCGCCGCGAGCAAGCCCCGGTAGACCGACACCACGCCCTTGCGTCCGGCGTCGGAGTAGACCGGCATGAGAGCGCCGATGCCTCCGTGGCCGACCGCAACGCAGGCGTAGTTGTTCGGCGCGTCTTCGCGCAGAACCGGGATGAACAGGTTGAGCGTCGATGGGGCTGGACAGTCGGCCCGGTTGAGAGCCTGGGCGAGCGTGAGGAGCATCGCCGCGTTGATCGTCAGGTGGTGGTAGAACTTCTCGTCGCCCAACTTGTCGGCCGATGGGAGAATCTTCGTCACGTTCGGGAACGTGCCCGCCTCGGGGTGGGGCTCGTACCGCTGATCGCAGGTGTCGATCCAGGTCCGCGTCGATCCGAACAGCGTCGTCTGCACGGTGTCGTGGCGCAGGACCAGCGACCGCACGCCCTTGCCGGCGGGCTTGGCGAGGTTGGCGGGTATCCAGGTGGGACCGGAGCCCCGCCTCGATCGCCTCGCTGGGCATGTTGAGCCCCGCCAGGACGCACGCCAGCATCCTCCCGTCCGTGGCGAAGAGGACGCATGAATCACGAATCTCTCCGGGGTTCTTGGGCGGGGCGATGCCGACGAACACCGATTCGATCGCGTACCGGCTCGGCTCGTCGTGACAGATCTTGCCGATGTGCGAATCGACGGTCACCTCGGCGAAGGCGGGCTTCTCGTCGGCCGAGCCGGCCGCGCCGAGGTGGATGGTCCGTCCTCGATAGGTTGCGGGCTTGACCTCCCCGGTGCCCTTGTCGATGACCTCGCGGATGACGCCGGCTGCCGCCGCGTTGTTGGGATGATCCGGCGCTTTGTCCGTGTGGAACGGCACCGGCTTCCCGCCGTTGACTGAGATGGTTGTCTTGGGCTTGGATCGGCGGGGCGTCTTCGTGGACTTCTTCGCGTCGGGCTTCTTCTTCGTCTTGCTCATCGTGGGTACTCCTGTGGCGAGAGTGTGGTGACTGGTGACGGATTCAGAGGGGCAGTGACTTACGGTCGATCAGCGTGAACGCGCCGACCTTCTTGAACCTCACGGCCTTCTTCTGCATCCACTTGATGACGGCCCACTTCGTCACGCCGCACAACTTCGCGGCCTCCTTCGTGAGGATGTGGGTCTTGCGCATCTTCGCGGGCATGCGCACGATCTTCCCACGCCATGCGTGGATTTTGGGGATGTCGGATGTCTTTTCAACTCGAAGCATTCGGCACGACCTTTCTGATCCCGAGAATCGCCACCTCGAGAAGAATGACGTACTTCTCATCGTTCACGGTGATCGGCCAGCCCCGCGTCATCTGACCCTGTGGGGCGTGCCAGACGACATGATCCCCGATGTTCACGGTCAGGCGATCGCGCATGCCCGTCGATGCGTTGATGCGCCCGCGCCCGACCGCGACGACGATCCCCTCGGCCGTCTCGAAGGCCTGTCCTGGGACGAAGACGACGCCCACCTTGTCGGGCTTGGCGACCTCGCGGACCAGAACCTTGTCGTCCAGGGGCTCGAAGAAGAACGACGCGGGGGGCTTGGTCAGGGCGGGGACGACCCGCTTGGCATCGCTGTTCCACGACGCAACGAGTTTCATCTCCGATTCATCCCTGACCGCGATCGTTCCGCCGTCCGGGGTGTTGTCGAAAATAACGCGCAGCGCCTCTTCGTGGGTCATTTCTGATTGGCTCATCCTCCGTCTCCTGGGTCGTGTGGTTCGGGTTCCTGATCGCCGCCGGCCTCGCCCACCGACTCGACGCTCGGCAGGACGTACCCCTTCTGAAGAAGGCGCTGGAACGCCTTTTCGCCCTGCTGGGTGGGGATGTGCATGTTGGTGATCGGCTCGGGCGGTGTGGACTCGTGGTTGATGGGGCTCGTGGTGTACTGGTACGTTTCCCGGAGCCCCTCGATCGCCTCGATCGCGGGCTTGCCGAAACACTGGGCGATGCGGGCCTCGATCTCCGTGAGCGATGTCGCGGTCTCGCCGTCCTCGAAGTTGACGCAGACCATGCCGAGAATGCACTTCTGCACGTCGGTCAACTCGGACTTCGATGCCGACGTGACCGGGTTCATCGCCTTCGCGGCTTTGCGGCTGGCGAGGGTCGAGTCGGCCACGGCCTTGGCCGGTGCCTTCGCCGCGGACTTGCCCTTGGCGGGGTTCTTCGCGGGCGCGGCCGGTGGTGTGTCTCGACGCTTCGGGGCTTGCTTGCTGGGCATGATGGTTCTCCGCTGGTGTTGATGGTGCGTTTGGTTCGGACCTGAGTATACAAGAGTGTGCGGGGGTGTCAAGTTGCGAGGGACGCCGCGCGGGCGTTGACGTAGCGATGAGCGGCGTCTTCCATTTCATCGACATCTCGCGGATGGTGGTTCCCGAACGTGTGGAGCCCGGAATCTTCAAGAAGTCCGCGCGCCGCCATCGCCTCTTCGGCCAAAGCCTTCCACTGTGCAATCGCTTTCGCCGGTTCGGCGATTCCATCGAGCGCGTTGACGCAGGCGACGATGCGGGCGGCGTTCGCGTTGTCCGTTCCATTACTTCCAAGACCATCGAAGCAGTGCACGATCATCTCGGTTTGGGGTCCGCGAATCATGCTCGGGGTCATGTTGGCCGTGTACCACGGTCCGCTCGTGTGTCGCATGGCGTTCTCCTTCTTCTACAACAAATAAATAAAATGATGGTGGTGGTAGTAGGTGGCTGTCGGTTGTTGGAAACTCGGGGACGATCAGGTTTGTTTCCCGCTCTTTGGCCGGATTTCTGTTCCCGATTTCC